ACAACAAAACCTTTGCTTCGCAAGATCGCGAATCACGAAAGGCTCTCATCGAAATATTTCGTGGACTAAGAGAGCAAGGAAAAACAATTGTGGTTATTGCTCATTTGGCTGATGGAGATTTAGAGTGGTGTGATCACATCATCGAGAAGTTTCCCGTAGATCAGCTTCCTGAGGGTGTCTTCCTGCTGCCACGCGTTAACAAGTTTTTGCTCCCTTCCTGATGTTTGTAGATACCTTTACCTACTTCAACGAAAAAGAGCTACTGGAGCTCCGGATTAACGCGCTCAAGGATCACGTTGATGGTTTTGTTATCGCAGAGGGCGATAGAACTCACCGAGGAGACCCTAAGCCTTTCACTCTCAAGGAAACAATTAAGGAGCTTGGTCTTCCTTCTGATTTAATTCAGATTCTTGAGGTTAGGCTTCCTTCGCAGGAAGAGGCCGTAGACCCGTGGGTACGTGAGCGCGGGCAGCGTGATGCGTTAGCTACAGCACTCAAATACCTACCCGACGATACGATTTTCATTTGTTCCGATTGCGACGAACTACCTAACTGGGAGTGCTTCGACGACCTAAAAGCCGCATTAGAGCAGGTCCCCACACGGATCTTTGGGCTAAACATGTCGATGCACTATGGGCGTGCGGATCTTCAGCTTTTTTCTCCCGAAGGAGAATTATTTGAGTGGCGATGTGCCACGGTCTGCACCGTGGAAACACTTAAAACATACGGTTCGTTAACACGCGTGAGGGAGCAACCGAATCGAAAGTTTATTGGTTGCCGCGATGCAGGTTGGCACTTTAGCTGGATGGGTACTGCAGACCAACGAGCACAGAAGCTGAGCTCTATTGCAGAGCATTACATATGGGATCATCCTGAGGTCCAAGCTTTGTGTGCGAATTTCGTGCCTCAGGAAGGCTCTACGGACATGCTTGGTCGAAAAGATCATCTATTAACTAGGTATCCCATCGAGGATTTGCCCGAAGAAGCGGTTAAACTGGACAGAGTGAAAAGGTATCTGCTTCCCGATGGCCGATAAAATGCCTTCCGAAGTCTTAAAGCGCTTCGAAGAAAAACGTCAGGAAGAAAAAGCCCCTAGCGGTGAGGAGCTTCAAGCAAAGAGTCAAAAACGTAAGGACGCGCTTGCTAAGGCACGTAAAGCCAAGGCAATGAGTTCTGAAAAATGATCCCGCTTTAGGGTCCTTTTATCTAATAAGTGAATGTCAAGCGCCTCTGTAGATACTCGAAATAGGTTTTCTGAGATTCTTGAGGCGGCACGCACTCAGGATCGCAGCAGCCAATCGTCCACGATGGTTGTGCTGAGTCATATTCAGCAGATGATCCTTCTGATGATCAAGAAGGGTCTGACTTTTTACTGCGATCAGGACACTTATAAGAGTCGCACTCGGTTTTTAGCCGACGTAATTACGCTCAATAAGCTTGATATTCGCTTTCCTGCGATCATCAGGAACTTTTTGATCGATGGAAGCGGTCTTTTTTACTTCCGTCCAGACGCCAAGCTTAAATATCAGATCTATTTCTTCAACAAAAACCAATACAGGGTCTATCACGACCTAAATGGTGAAGTTGATGAGGTAATCATCATCTATAGCTACAAGGTCAAGGCAGGAAGCCTTGGTCTGCCTAGCACTACGTCTGGTCAGAATAAGCGATACGTCCGTCTATCGATTACAGCGGACACGATTAGTGAAGTTGAGACCGATACAGAGCTTAGTTTCGATCTGGAGCCAGGTGCGGTACTAACTCCCGCCAAAACAAGGCCTAATACGTTGGGTTTTATCCCCGCTGTGGAGGTTTTAAACAAACCCAGCGCAAGTGGGACCGAAGGAGAGGGTGAGTTTGACCCTTTCATGGAGCAAATTGTGCTCCACGACCAACTGACCCGGAATATCGCTAAGAACATTGAGTTCTTCGGTAATCCCACACTGATCAGCTCGCGTCCTCGTAGTGATCTTGTCGAGGCGGGCGATAGTCAGAGCAATTTCCGCCCGACTATTAGTAGTCAGAGTGGTTTTGCGGGTATGGACTCGCCTTCCACTCGTGTAAGTGAGCCTTTCGGTACCGCCATGGGCGGTGGTTTGAGGGTTCCTCGCATTATTGCGAACGTCGAAGCGTCTGACCGAGTCGGTTACATGACGCCAGACCCGGTTAACGGTGATATGAACCGTTATACCCTTCTCTTACGAGAAGAAATCCGTACAGCTCTTGGCGGTGTTGACGAGATTTCGATTTCTGCTGGTGCAACTGCCACGGAAATTAAAGGTCTTATGGGTCGTGCTCAGGCGACCGCTTTACGGAAGAACAAAAGCTTCCTGACCTATGGTTTCTGCCGCCTTCTGGAGATGATGATTTATCATCAGGAGGTTATTTTCCGCGAATCTTTCATTCTGGCTAGTGGGCTAAAGGAACCGAAGCCGCCAGAAAATAGTGCGGATCAAGAAGATGTTGAGAAGTACCAACGAGCAGTTATGCGTTTCGAGCAAAAGCTCGAAGCCACTATTAAACAAGCTCTTGCTGAGAATAAGGTTCCACGAGGAGTTGTCGGACTACCTGAAGATGGTGATCGGGAAGTCGATTACCGTTTCCAAGGTGATGTTTACGAAGACACTGCTTACGATGTTCAGCAGAAGTCAGTCGTGGTCCGTAACTTACAGGAACTCGGTGTAGACAGTGTTGAAGCTCTGAAGTTTCTTTTCCCCGAAAAGACTGATTCTGAAAGAGCTGAAATGTTGAAGGGTTTCCCCTTCCGCATGGTGCAACAGACTCAATCTGCAATGCAACAATTTCTGGTATTATTATCCCAGATGTTGCAGTCTCCACATCCGCTTGCGCCTAACCAACCGCTTGCGGCTGACCCTAGACTGAATATCACTCCGCTCCTTTATAGGACGTTTGACCACCTAGCGGAAGAATTAACCTACTCGGGTAGCTATGAGCCAGCAGATCCAAGCTTCGACCCCGAGCCCGGTCTCCCCGGCGGTAGCAGCCCCGGCGGCAACCTCGGACCAGGGCTCTACCGCCTACCCGCAGTGGGTGGCGCAAACAGCTACCCCGGCGGTAGCTTCGGTTCCTACAGCCCAACCGCCGTCGCAGGTGGCACAGGCTACGGACCCTTCTATCAGCAACCAGTTCAACCAGTTAACGTCCAGCTCCTCCCCGAACAACCCGTGGGAAGCAGCGATGGGCTCCCTGGAGCGGGTGCTGTCCCAGGTCAACTCGCAATCCCTCAGCCAGGGACAACAGTTGCCCTCCCAGGCGGCACCTCAGCTGGCTACTCAACAGAGCAGTCAGAATTTACAGGCCCAGCCCTGGGCTTACCAGGCACCCCAGGCAGCGCCGATCTCGTCTACCAGCGCCTCACCGACCCAGGCTTCCTCTCAGGCTTCTACGGCCCAGATGAGCGCCGCCAACGGTCTCAGCGACGCAACTCAAGCCGTCGTTAGCCACTTCGGTATTGAGGCTCCTGGCATCCTGAATCAGTATGCCTGTGCTCTTGAAGATCTTCTGATCGATCAAGCAGGCAAGCTGGATGAGGTGACCGGTCGTCACAACGCTATGCAGACGATCCTGACATCCCCGGATGTCCTTGCTGATTACACGGATCGTTTCTTCACTGAGGTTGTTCCCGTCGACATCGACGAAGCTCCCGTGGCCCAAGAAGCCCCTCGGGCTTATCAACCTCAGTACGACATGCCTGCTCCTCCCGCCAACGTCGGTGGTCAGCAGCAAAGCGCAGCTCCTCAACAGCAGTGGGAGCAGTTCAGTGATGTCATGAACCGCAGCCCTGAGAACGCTTGGCGTTATCTCAGCGGTATGAATCCCGAAGCTCTGCGTAGCAAGCTTCTGTTCATGGACGCCGCTTGATATTCAAAAAACGCTAGGTCGGTCGCCCCTCCCAAAAGGAGGGGTTTTTTCTTGCTAATCTTTTAAAAGAACTACAAAGACAACATGCGTGCTTTAGGCGACATTCGTCGTAAACCTCCTGTAGAAGCTCCTAAGCCCACGGCTGCTTCTGAACTTCCCGCTCAGGAACCTGCTAAAGAACCTCAGCCATCTTCCTCGTTCGATGAGTCTGTGGTCATCGAGTGATTTTTAGAACCCATCTTTTTTTTGAGTTCCTCTTCAATAACTTTTTCTAAGTTGTTGAGCATTCTTATACCGGCATACCCAACTATGAAGGAGGCCGCTAAGGCCTCTTTTTGTGTGAAGTTGAATCTTTCAGCTATAGCAGGGCTTACGTAAGTAGCCAGTAAGTACCCTGCTAATACTGTCTTAATTAGATAGGGGACAAATTTTTTTATCCGCTGAGGGTGTACAAGTACATCCGTAACAGATCCCGAGAAGGAAGCTGCAGCTATCTCTGGATCTGCGAGAAAGTAAGACACAGTCTCTTCAGCAGGTAGCTGCATCTACTTTTTAATTCTCTGTAAATTTTAGAGCAAGTAAACTGTATTTAAAAAGGACCGAAGGATGACTTACAACGCTCAGACCAACTGGAAATATGATAAAAATCTGTATCACCGAATTCAATCAGGGCCACAGAGGACCGCAGATAACCAGGATGTAGTAGATACTTACGTGGTCATATCGAGTGGCTACGTAACTCCTAGTGGTATTAAACAATCCTGGTATGGGGTGAATCTCGAGGGAGCTGATTTTGGGAATATCCCCTTAGCTCCACCGAATATTAGTGGTTATCTGACGACCGACTGGAAAGCAGTTCCACCTGCTGTTTCAGGTTATTGGTCTGACTATACAAATACGTATCCTCATGCCTCAGGTCTTATAACGATCTATGACGGTTATCGACAACAGGGTCTCTTTAATGTTGCTGGTAGAACTGTTCAGAACGCACTAGGTCCCCAACCAGGTCTGCGTAACTTTGGAGCATATACCTGGTTCGGAGCCAGCGTTCCTGATAATCAAAACTACGCTCCCTTCCAAACACCTTCAGATAACACATCTAGTACCGGCGGCATCACAGGTGGTCCAGGCTCTTATGAAAGGGTTAAGACGCCGATGCTCACGAATCCTACAAACGATACTTCCGGCTCTAGAGCAGCGTGGCAGTACAACTATCCTGTTTACTGCAAAACATTCGTAGAGGCAGTGAGGAGTGATGTCCCAGGCTCTATGAGCACGGTTACAAGAACTTCGTATCGGGGTAAGTCCACGAGGTATGTTCCTAACTATGGTTCTGTATACGGCGTACTGGGCGAGGGTATTAGGAATCTGGTGCGCACCTTTAGTCCTGGAGTTAATAGTTCAAACCAAAAAAGTGTATAAACGCTAAGTTTGCAACTGTTTCAGGGCAGTATGTGTACTTAGGTCAGTTAATATTTATCTTGTAGTTTCTTCTGAGTCATATCGATGTTCATCGATAATGATTTTCCGAAGATTCTTGGTGCTGAGCTGTACCGTCCGCACCCCGCATACATCGTTGAGATGGCTGCGGAGCCTGTGGTTGTTCACGATTTCTCGAAGCAACCCGGCCAGACTGTACAACTGGATCGTTACCGCTTCTTCGGTAACCCCGGCTCCAAAGAATCTCGCGAGCGTACTGCTGAGCAGACCATCGGTACTGCTAACAGCCGCAATATTGTGAAGGACAAGGTCCTGGTGACTCTTAAGGAGTACACCGGTCCTGCTGATCCGTCTGACCCCACCCAGCCGAGCACCTTCAAGATTGCTCGTGAGACCCTGATCACTGCTCAGCGTCTCCTGCTGGATACCGGCAACCTCACCACCTTCCACCAGTCCATCGGCAGCCTGACTCTGCTGGATGACTATCGTCGGTGGCGCGATCGGGTGTTCATCAACGAACTCCTAAAAGCTGTTTCCAAGGGCCAAGCTTCCGATACCCAGGGTGGTTACTACTTCCCCGGCGATCTGGCAACCGGCGCCCTGAGCTATACCAACGCCGAGCAAGCTAAGTTCGACGTTAAGGACGACCTCCTACGCGTGGTCAAGTCCCTCCGTAAGCGCAACACCCCGACCTTCCAGGACGGTTTCTATCGCTGCGTTTGCGATCCCACCTTCCTGATGCACCTGCGTCAGAACAGCGACTTCCGCGAGGTGGCTCGTTACCCCGGTAACGGTCAAATCAATCCCCTCATGTCCGGCATGCAGCCCAACGCTGCGCTGTACATGGGTCAGGGCTTCGGTCAAGCCACCTTCGTGGCTGGCGAGCCCATCATGCCCACCGGCTTCGTGTTTGAAGGCGTGCGATTCTTCGAATCGACCAACATGCCTACCCAAACCCAGAACGCGACCATCGCTTCTACCGCCGCTGATTACAACGCAGCTGTCGGTATCTTCTTTGGTCCTCAGGCCGTTGGTGTTGGCATCGGTGGCAACAATGCCCAGGTGCTCCTCAACAACAACGACGACTTCAGCCGCTTCATCATGATGATTTGGAGCCTGTACGCAGGTTTCGAGCTTCTGAACGCTGACTTCGTCACCGTTGGTTACTCTTTCGACGCTTGAGGAGGTAACTAACAATGACCATCAACCCTAACCAGATCTCGGTTGCCAAGATTTATCCTGGTAACTACACCAACGTTCTTCGTTACTGGCACGAAGAAAAGACCATGCAGTTCGAGAACGCCAATGGCGTTCAGACGAGCTACACCAACCAACCTGTTGGTGGCCCTGTTGGCGTGGTGTTCCGTCCCGGTTGGATTGCTCAGCAAGCCATCGGTTACGTTGACCTGAGCTACCAAGCTCTCGGTACCAATAATCAGCTGGATTACTACACCCAGCCTTATGGTTCCGGTCAAAACGCTGCTAATCAGCCTTTCCTGAACGCCAGCGTTATCATTCCTTCTCCCGATTTCCACAAGGATATCCGGGCCGACATCACCAACGGCATCACCGTGCCTTCTGGTGCTTTCGTGTACCGTACTTCCCTCCGCGTGGACGGCGGCGATGTGGTGAGCTCCGGTGTTGCCGGTGGTTCCGCCAGCCCTCAGCTGACCTTAATCCCCGCTGTGGGTCAGGGTCTGCGCAACACCACCACCGTGGTGTCGGGCCAGTTTGGTACCTCCATCACTGGTTCCACCAGCCGTATCGCCAACGGCAGCGTGGCTTCCACCAACATCATCAATTCGAGCAGCCTGTCTGCTCTGACTGCTGATACTCAGTGGAAACTGTTCACCACCGCCAACCTGGGTGGCGCTGCTGCTTCTGGTCTGGCTCAAGGTTCGGGTATCTATGATCCCCGCGCTGGTGCTGGCAAGCTGTCTGGCAAGAACAAAGCTCTTGCTATCTGCGAAGTGTGCTGGATCGTTCCCGACGCACCTCCGGAGCGTCAAGATCTCGCCCTGCAGCCTGGCGGTGTTATCGAATCTTCGATCTACACCTCCACCTCTCCCTCCTGATAAAGTTTCCTCGCGAAACCACGGAGCCCCTCCTTCTGGAGGGGTTTTTTTTGTCTTGGTTTGAACTTTTTAATTAAGTTTTTAAGTTATTTAAGACATTCCGAGTCTAGAGTTTCTGATGTGTACCATATTGACTGTTTGATATGGACGATCGGGAGTTTTCCGACCTAAAGTTAGACCGTAAAGAGTGCAAACGATGCGGCGCTTTGTGGTTAAACGGTGCTCATCATTGGCGAACCGGCTGTAAAGGCAACGAGTTAGATCTTGCAGGTCTTGTTTGTAATAAAGTTAACGACCCGGAGTGCATCAACCCCAAAAAAGGCCAGGTTGGAGGGGATACCTGGGAAAAAAGAGCTGAGTTTTTAGGTCAGTTAACTAAGGATATGAATAATTACTTTGAACGTTAGAACGCAGAGCCCATCTGAGACCCCATGTACTGAAGATATTTCATTTTTTCTGCTTCAGTTCTGTAC